AGATGCTCGGGAAGGCCGTCAACTGGGGCGCCGGCAAGGTGGAAAGCGGACTGATGCCGCCGCCGACCGATGCCGGGCCGTTGTCCGAGGTTCGCCGTGGCGTTGCGCGCGGTGCCGGTGAGGCCGTGCGGCAGGCTCCGGGGCTGGTTGGCGCGAAGGCGCCAGGCGCCGCTGGCGCGGCCGGCGCGGCCCTTCAGGAAACCGGACGCGGCCTGATGCAGAGCGCCATCAAACCTGGGCTACAGGTGCGGCGTCTGGGCAAGGCCGAGCCAGCAGTCGAAACGATGCTGCAGGAGGGCCTCAACGTCACCAAAGGCGGCGTTGCCAAATTGCAGAACCGCATCGGCGTTCTCAACGATCAGATCACTGAACTCATCAAGAACTCGCCCGCGCTGATCGACAAGGAAGGGGCCAGCTCCTACATCAAGGAGCAACTCGACAAGTTCACCAAGCAAGTCGATGCGACCTCAGATGTTGCAGCAATACAGAAGACCTACGAGAACTTCCTCGAGAACCCACTCGTCCCGAAGGATGTGCCCGCGAAGACGATCGATACCGGTGTACTTGATGCAGCAGGAAAGCCAATCACAAAGACCATTCCTGGGCAGAAGGCGCCGGGCATTCCTGTGCCGCTTGCCCAGGAATTGAAACAAGGCACCTATCGCACGCTCGGCAGCAAGTCCTACGGCGAGGTTGCTACCGCATCGAAAGAGGCGCAGAAGGCGATTGCCCGTTTCCTCAAGGACAAGATCGCTGAGATGGTGCCGGAGGTGCGTCCGCTGAATGCGCGCGAGGGGCGTCTGCTAGGAGCCTTGGATCAGGTCGAGGCGCGCGTGCTGCAGGCCGCGAACCGCAATCCCATAGGTTTGGGGTGGCTAACGCTTGACCCTGTCAAATTCGCCGGGTGGATGGCCGATCGCAGTGAACTCTTCAAGTCGATCGTCGCTCGAATGCTCTACAGTGGCGGCGGCGCGCTGCCGGGGATGGGCGCGGCCGGCGTACCGATGGGCATGGGCATCAGCGGGCAGGCGCATCCCGGTATTCCGCCGCCGCCGCAGTGAAGATCCTCTGCGTCGATACCGCTGCCAACGGGCTCGACTTCCTGATGCGCTGCCAGGACGCCGGCCACGAGGTGATGTGGTGGATTCGGCCGACGCCGCAGGGCCGCGGGTTCGACTCCGGCAACGGCATCGTGCCGAAGCTCACCGATTGGAACCGCCTCCCGAAGTGGCTCGGCTGGGCTGACCTGATCTGGTTGCCCGACAACTCGCACTATTGCGACTTCCTCGAGCCGTACCGCAAGATGGGCTACCCGATCTTCGGCCCCTCGCCGGAGGCCGCCGACCTCGAGCTCAACCGCCGGCTCGGGCAGGAGGCGATGAAGAAGGCGGGGCTGCTTACCATCCCGGGCAAGGCATTCAACGACTACGACGTGGCCGCGCAGTACGTCGAGAAGCACCCGACCTTCCTCGTGAGCAAGCCCTCCGGTGACGCCGACAAGGCACTGTCCTACGTCGCCGACGATGCGGCCTCGCTGATCCACATGCTGCAGGACCGGTGGAAGAAGAACGAGAAGTACCGGCATGACGCGAAGAAGCACGGCTTCATCCTGCAGGAGAAGAAGGAGGGCTGCGAACTCGCGGTCGGTGGCTGGTTCGGCCCCGGCGGCTGGTGCCCCTACTTCTACGAGAACTTCGAGTACAAGAAGCTGATGGCCGCGAACATGGGGCCCAACACGGGGGAGATGGGCACGCTCTCCATGTACACGCGCAAGTCGAAGCTCGCCGAGGTCGCGCTCAAGCCGATCACCAAGCGGCTGCAGCAGCTCGAGTACGTCGGCTTCATCGACATCGCCGGGATGATCGACAAGGCCGGCGACTTCTGGCCGTTCGAGTACACGATGCGCCCGGGCTGGCCGTCCTTCCACAACCACATGGCGACCACGACCGGCGACCCCGCGCAGTGGATGTGCGACCTGCTGGTGGGGGAGCATACGCTGAAGGTGCTGGAGAACGTCGCCTGCGTCTCGGTGGTGCTCGCCATTCCCGACTTTCCCTACTCGCACCTGACCAACAAGGTTGCCAGCGACATCCCGCTCTACAATGCGCTGGATCGCGAGCACGTCCACCTGTCCGAGGTGAAGCTCGGGGAGGCGCCGATGCAGGTCGGCGACAAGGTGGTGCGCGGCCCGTGCTACGTTACCGCCGGCGACTACGTTGCCGTCATCACCGGCACCGGGGATACCATCACCGGGGCGCGCAAGTCGGCCTACGCTGCGATCAAGAAGATCAAGATGCCGGCCGACCCGTTCTACCGGCGCGACATCGGGCAGTACGGGATGGAAGAGCGGCTAGAGATCGCGCAGGCGCACGGGTTCGCGACCGGGTTCAAGGTATGAACCAGCCCGACGAGGAACTGGAGGAGCGCCTGCCGTTCGACCCGGAGGAAGAAGCTCCAACCGACGAAGGGCTAGGATTACCCGATGGCTGATCTCGAACTTGTCCCGCCGCTGACCGAGGACTCCATCCGCGATGCGCTCATCCTGGCGCGCGGGGATCTGTTCACCGCTAGCCAGCATCTGGGCCATGTATCGGTTCTCCGTCTGGATAGAGCAATTCGCGTAAGCGATACGCTTCAATCAGTTTTTGTTGCATTGAAAGAACTGCGTGCCACTCCCGATTACGATCGGCTTTCTGCCGAACAAGTAGAAGCTGACATATCGCGTCGGTTAACGCTTTATAGGTCGGACGGTCTTGACTCTCTCCATGAATTAGCAACGATGCCCGTGGGGGAGAACAGCGCGATGGCGCAGGTGAAGCTCGCGGCGGCTGCGCGGCTCGCAGGCGGCGTCGAACGCGATCAAGGGGGGTCAGATGTCGCACAGACACTGGCGGCCCTCAACGAGGCGTACCACCGGGATGCCCCGCGGATAAAGAGCGTGCGGGAGCGGGTGATTGAGTTCCATTCGCCCGCGGCCACAGAGGGGCAGACTCTACCCTCTGAATAAGGGCGTCGAGGTTCTCCAGCGCAGACTTGCGTTCGCGGTCGCAGTGCTTCCAGTTGGGCTGCGGCCCCGGGTAATACACCGTCAGCGTCGTGCGCGCCCCGAGGTTGCCGGCGCGCAAGAGCTTGCCGACCGCGTTGCTCCAATACTTGCTGGCGGGGCGCAGGACGCTGTCCACGACGAGGTGGGCCCCCTCATACGTCGGACAGGCCAAAACCGCGTTGTAGACCGGAATAAGGGCTCTGTCGGTGGTCGGGAACACCCGCGGGTACAGGCGCAAGATCCGGTGGCGCTGGGTGCCGAAAAGCGCCTTCTCCAGCTTCGTCACCTGTTTGGTGTTGAGCCCGAGCTCCGTCTTGATCGTATCGTCGGCGACGGCCAAGCCGGGCTCCACGCCGACGATGCCGGCCTCCGCAGCCGTCCCGCCTCCCTTGACCAGAGCCCACATCCGCTTGCACAGGGTCGCGTCGGGCCGGTTGTCGCACACCGCCTCCCGGTGGCTGTCCCATTTCAGCGGCACCCGGATCACGACCGGTCCCTGGGTGTCCTCGGCGTAGTGGTACAGGGTCGCCAGGTCGAGCGGGGCCTCGCACAGCACTTGCGCGTCGTGCCGCGGCAGACGCTCGTTCTTCCACTGCTGGAAGTGGTAGAGCAGCACGCCGCCTTGATCCCGCCACTGGTTGATCTGGTTCATGCCGGCCGCGCGGCGGGCGTCCCACGCCGGCAGGTTATAGAGCGTCTTGCGCCGGAGCCGGATCGGCCGCGGCGTGTTGTAGTCGCAGCGCACGAGGACGCGCTGGTATTTGCCGGCGAGCTCGAGCACGACCTCTTCGGGGTGCGTGGTGCGGTAGAAGGTCATTGCATCTGCTGCAGCGGCTGCGGCTTTTCCAGCTCGGTGTGGAAGGCCGCGACGATCTGCCGCAGAGCCTCGTCCTGGTTGCCGCCTTCCTCGGCGAGCATGAGGGCCATCTGCTGGGCCAGGTTGGCGAGGATGATGCCGTAGGCGAGCGTGGTCAGCAGCGTGGTGCGGACCCGGTACGTCACGTCGCCGGCGTCGCTCACACTGACTTCGATCATTGGTAGTTGTATCATACAGAGATGCCTCTCACATCATTCGAGTAGGATTTTGCGCGTCACTGTGCGACCGGTGGCAGGTTCGGAGGAAATGGATGCCGTCTATCGGCTGACGCATGACGTTTATCTCAGCAAAGGCTACTGCGAGCCGCAGCCCAGTGGTCGCCTGATCCACTATCCGCACCTCGACAACATAGCCGATACGACCGTCCTCGTCGCCCTCTCGGGCAGCGTCATCGTCGGGACGAACTCATGGACGCGGGACGGCCCGCACGGCTTGCATGTGGACAGGGACTTCCAGCCGGAGGCCAATGCCGTGCGCGAGGAGGGGGTCGTGCTCGGCTCGTCCTGGCGCATCGTCACGTCGCTGGAGAGCCACAAGCGCATCGCGGTGGTGCTGGCGCTCATTGGATCAACGCTCCACGGCATGGTGTCGAGCGGCATCGAAACGTCATTGTTCACGTTCAATCCCCGGCACGCTGCGGCCTATACCAAGATGCTGAACATGCGCGTCATTGCGGTGCGCGAGAATATCGGCAGCCTGAAGAATGCGCCGGCGGTGCTGATGCGCTTGGATTGGCAGGACATACCCGACAAATGGATGCCCTAGTCCTTGAGCGCCCGGATCGCGGCGGCGCATTCATCTGCCCATCGTTTTATCGGCGCAGTGTCCGTAAGGAATCGGCCATTCTCAACACACTTCGCCGCTTCCTCCAGCCCGAGCCTGCGCCCGCGCTCGATCCCGGCGAGGTAAACTGCAGTCAACAGTTTGTCGCCCGCCTTCGTCGTCTCCAGATGGCCTGACGCCTCCAGTATTACCGCACGATCCTCGTCGGTCAGGGTGTAGGTCACGGGTGTCTCGCTCCCGCCAGAATGCTAATCATTCGCAGCGCATCATAAGCCTTTGCCTCAGTGTCAAAATATGCGAGCGATTCCAACACTCCACCTTGAGTGCGGTATAGACACACTCGTTTGCGCCCCGGCAGATTGCCGATGTGCAGAGATTCTTCGCCGCCTTCGTGGACGATCTTGAATCCGTACCACTTGTACTTCTTCATTTCCCCTCCAGTGCCGCGAGCGCGGCGTTGCAATCCTTAGTAATGGCCTTGCTCACGACATCTGTCGCGCCATTCAGTCGATAGATAATGCTTCGCAGAAGAACAGCGTCGTCGTCGATCACGTCGAGCAGGGCGAGGATGGTCTGTGGACGCACGAATATCGTCGCATCAGGACCGTTTATCGTTGCCGCCTGCGCGAGCCTGCGGAGATCGGTGAGGGTCATGGTCACACCCATCTGCTATAGGAAATCTGGAACCACAGCCATCGCGC